GATCATGTTTATAGATATGTTTTAGTAGATAGATTTAAGAATGATGGTAAAAATCATTATGGTTTTGATACAAAACAAGGTAGAACAACAGAAGAAATCTTTGCGTTAGAAAAAGATAGACAAATCAGACGCAAATATATTATAAGGAAGTAGTATGGCATCAGTAGTAGACATTTGTAATGGAGCATTAAATCAACTAGGTGCGTCAACAATATTATCACTTACAGAAGATTCAAAAAACGCAAGACTTTGCAACGCAAGATACACACAAGTTAGAGATAGTTTATTTAGATCTCATCCCTGGAATTGTTTAATCAAAAGAGTTGAACTTGCAAAAGATACAGAAACTCCTTCATGGGGTTTTAGTTATCAATTTACTTTACCTGCAGATTGCTTGAGAGTTCTTACAATTCTAAACTATGATTATGATTATAAAATTGAAGGAAGAAAAATTGTAGCAAATCACGGAACAGTAAAAATTCAATATGTTTCAAGAGTAACTGATCCCAATCAATATGATGAATTACTAAGAGAAACAATCTCTTCTGCATTAGCTGCTGACATTGCATACGCAGTTACATCTTCCAATCCTGTTGCTTCTAACATGTACAATTTATTTCAAGATAAATTAAAAGAAGCTAGATTTGTAGATGCTACTGAAGGTTACAATACTAATCCAGATAATGGTCAAGCAGATGTTGTTGGAGTTTCTTCATTTATAAACGCAAGGTACTAATCCATGGCTAGAGTTGCTGTTCAATTAACGAACTTTACTGGTGGCGAGTTATCTCCAAGATTAGATGGTAGAAATGATTTAGCAAAATATCCTACAGGATGTAAGACTTTAGAAAACATGATTGTATTTCCTCATGGAAGTGCAGCAAGAAGAAGTGGTACACAGTTTGTAGCAGAAGTAAAAGATAGTTCTAAAGAAACAAGATTAATTCCTTTTGAATTTAGTACAACACAAACTTACATGTTAGAGTTTGGAAATCAATACATTCGTTTCTATAAAGATGATGGTCAAATATTATCTAGTGGTTCAGCTTATGAAATTAGTTCACCCTATTTAGAAGCAGAACTATTTGATATTAAGTTTGCACAATCAGCTGACATTATGTACATTTGTCATCCCAATCACGCTGCTAGAAAACTAGCTAGAACAGGTCACACATCCTGGACACTAACTGAAATAGATTTTACTAATGGACCATATATGGATGACAATATTACATCAACAACATTTTCAACTTCAGCACATACTGTAGGTAATAATAGAACTTTAACAGCTTCATCAACAACAGGTATTAATAGTAATACAGGATTTCAAACAACAGATATTGGAAGATTAATTAGATTTAGAAGTGGTTATGGAGAGATAACCGCAAGAACATCTACAACTGTTGTTAAAATTAAAATATTAGAAGATATGGGTTCATCCAGTTCATCAACTAATTGGTCATTAGGTTCATTTTCAAATACCACAGGTCATCCTTCTTGTGTAACTTTCTTTGAACAAAGACTTGTTTTTGCTGCAACCTTATCCCAACCACAAACAATATTTTTTTCAAAGTCTGGTGATTACGAAAATATGGATGAGAATAGAGGTGGTACTATAGCAGATGATGATTCTATTATTTATACGATTGCTTCTAACCAAGTAAATGCAATTCGTTTTATGACAGCTACAAGAACTTTAATTATTGGTACTGCTGGTGGTGAGTTTGCAGTTAGTGGTGGTGGAACTGATAACGCTATTACACCCACAAACATATTAATTAAAAAACAATCTAATAATGGTGCAGCAAACGTAGATGCTTTAGCTGTTGGTAACGCAACTATTTTTTTGCAAAGAGCTAGAAGAAAATTAAGAGAACTAGCTTACAACTTTGATGTTGATGGTTATGTTGCTCCAGACTTAACAATCCTTGCTGAACATATTTCTGAAAGTGGATTTAAACAATTATCATATCAACAAGAACCTAATCAAGTTATATGGTGTTCAAGAAACGATGGTCAATTAATTGGTTTAACTTATCAAAGAGAACAACAAGTAGTTGCTTTTCATAGACATATATTTGGTGGAGCATTTGGAAGTGGTAATTCAGTTTGTGATAGTGTTGCTACAATTCCCACAGATGATTCTGAATATCAAACATGGGTTATTATAAAAAGAACAATTAATGGTGCAACAAAAAGATATGTAGAATTTATTCATCAATATGATTTTGATGAAACAGATGATACATCATTTAATTTTTTAGATTCACAATTATCTTATAGTGGTTCACCTGTAACAACATTATCTGGTTTATCACACCTTGAAGGTCAAACAGTTTCAATATTAGCTGATGGTGCAACTCATCCAGATAAAGTTGTAAGTTCTGGAGAGATCACATTAGATAGATCTTCAAGTAAAGTTAAAATTGGTTTAGCTTATACATCTTTATTACAAACAATGAGAATAGATGCAGGTTCACAGAATGGTACATCACAAAGTAAAACTAAAAGAATCTATGAGATTACTGCTAGACTTTATGAAAGTATTGGTGTTGAGATTGGTCCAGATTTAGATAACATGGAACGAATACCATTTAGATCTTCAGCTAACTCAATGAATAGTGGTATTAATGTATTTACAGGAGACAAAGAAATAGAATTTAGAGGTAACTATGAGACAGATGGTTTTATATTTGTTCGACAAGTACAACCCTTGCCTTTGACCATATTATCTTTATATCCTAAACTACAAACAAATGATGGATAGAATATTAAATATAGTATCTTATAGAGCAGAACATGGAGCATACATTATGAAGCAACAAATGAATCATACATTAATGGATAAAGATATGGAGTTTGATGGTAATCCAAATAACCTAGAACAAGATAACTTAGCGTTTACTGGTATGATTGATGGTAAACCTATCTTTGCTGCAGGTATGAAAATAATTTGGAAAGGTGTTGCCGAAGGTTGGGTTCTAGCTACTAAAGATGTTTTAGATCATCCTTTGTTGGTTGCTAAAGCTATAAGAAAAGATTTCGCAAGAATTGCTAAAGAAAATAATATCAATAGAGTTCAAAGTGCTGTAAGAGCAAACTATACAACCGGTTTAAAATTTGCTAAATGGTTAGGTTTAGAGGAAGAAGGATTAATGAAAAAATTTGGTTTTGATGGTTCAGATCAATACATGTATGCGAGGATATTTTAATGGGTTGGCAAGCAGCAGTAGTAGGTGCAATTGGCGCAGCAACCTATCAACAACAAGGTAAGATTGGAAAATTTAATCAATCTGTTAATGAACGTAATGCTAAAGTAGCAGAAGCAGAAAAAGCACAAATAGAAAAAAAAACTGAATTTGATATTGCTAGATTTGATGAGTCTTATCAAAAATTAAAAGGTCAAGTAGAAGTTAATCTTGCTAAGTCTGGTGTAGTTTCTGGACAAGGCACAGCATATAGAATTGCAGCTGCAAATGCTAGAGAGAAATATATGCAAGAAAATATTATGAGATACAACTCTAAAGTTGCTCAATCTAAAAAAATTGAAGAAGCAAACTTTGCTAGAATATCTGGTCAAATGGCTAGAGAGCAATCTAGACTTGCTCAAATACAAACAATAGGATCTACAGGAACAAGTTTACTTAGTATGAATAATTTTGGTGGTGGTCAATCTTACAGTAAAACTTATACTGGTTTTGGTCAAAGTGGATATGGTAGAGATCCTGGAGATATAATGTAATGCCAAAGATACCTACATTTACAACTGAGGCAACAATAACAGGTGAGGTTGGATCTGTTAAATCTAATATTCAAATGGGTCTTAATCAAACTATTGGATCTGCTTTAGCACCCGTAACAAAAGAAGTTGTACAACACGCAGTTAAACAAAAAGATTTTGAAAACAAAACAGAAGCATTAAGATTAGAAAATGATTTCATTAGAGAGATGCAAGACGTTTATACTCAAGCTGGAAATTTAGAAAATCAAGATCAAGCACAAAGTTTAATTAAAAATCAATCAAATATAAAAATACAAAAATTTAATAGTTTAGCAAGTAACAAAAATTCACAGACTTTATTTAATCAGTATGCTTTATCTGAAGTTCAGAAAGGAATTTTTAGAACTAGTACAGCAGTTGAAAGAAATACTTTAATTGCGTTAGATACTTTGGTTCAAGAAAAAAAATCTAAATTAATGCTTACAGCTTTAGATATAAAAGATGGATTTGACTATGAGGTTTTAGGTAGAGATTTAGAAGATTTATATACAATAAATTATAAAGGAAAAGTTTCAAATGCAGTTCTAGGTAGAATGATTTCTGGTATACCTAATGAAATAAAATTTTTAGAAGCAGATAAAATGATCTCTAACAATCCTAGAGAAGCATTAGAAATGTTAAAAGATGAAAAAGATTTTCAAGGTTTAACATACGATTCAAGAGTGCAACTAATAGAAAAAGCTAAAAAAACTTTAGTACCTTTAATTGATGCACAATGGAAATCCCATGTTGAACAAATAAATGATGGTCAAGATGTTGAACCTTTTGATTTAGATTTAGTTGCAGAAGTTCTTCCAGAAGAAGCTGCAAATGCAATGATACAACAAGAAACTATTTTTAGAGATACTGCAGATAATGTAAAAACTATTCATAGATCAAGTGAACAAGATGTCTTTGAAGTTGCTCAAGGTTTTATTCAAGAAGCAAAAGAAATGTATCTTTACGATAAAGCAAAAGATATTGAAAAATTTTATAATTCAATTGTAGCACAAAGATCAGAAGATATAAAAAGTGATCCTGTAGAATATACTATTAGAACTAGTCCAGATATTAAAAATTTAGTACAAAAATTAGAAAGTGAACAAAATCCAGATATAGCTGCAAGTATTTCTAAAGAAATTGCTGTTAGTATAATGGAATATCAAACTAATCTTGGTATTAAAAAAACTAATCAAAAAGTAATGACAAACTCTGCATCAAAACAATTTATAAATGAATATAAACAAGCAGCTAAAGATAAAAATGTTAATTTACAAGATGCTATGCTTCAAGGTTTAGTAACAAAATATGGTAATTTAGAAGATGAAGCATTAGCACAATTAACTCTTGATGGATTACCAACAGGTGCAAGAATGATAAGTGCTGGTTTTGCAACTCAAGAAGATAAAATGAAATTTTTAAGTATTGATGATCCAAAAGTAATTACAGATTTAAAAAAGACTTTAAAAGATATGGATGATAGCGAGATAAGTTTTGCTAAAATGAGATCTCTTATTAGGCAAGATTCAAATTTTAAAGATCTTGAAAATATGATTAAAAGAAATGTTCCTTTTGATCCTAGTGATGAAATTCCAATAATTGAAGATGTTGTTGAATTTTTAGCAGGATATGGATCTCTTGAATTTACTAATGGTGATACAAAAACTTTTAATGCTGCAGCAAAAAAAGCAGTAGAAATGTTCACTAAAAATTTTGACATAGATGACACTTATTATTATGAAAAAACTTTTATAGATTCTACTACAGGTAAAAGAATAGTTCCTCAAAAAATAGAAAGAAATAAACAAATGATGGAAATTATAAAAAATAATTATTTATCAAAACTTGATTTAAAAACTTATAGTTCTAAAAAAGAAGATATTAAAAATCAAGAGCTTACAGAAAAAATGCAATACAATATGAGAGAACATGGAGAGTGGAGAAATTCACCAGATGGAAAAGGTTTTGTTTTTGGTATTGTATTAAGTGGAAATAGTTTTGGGATAGTTGAATATGAAAATGGAGATCCATTATATTTTCCAAAAGATCACGATGGAGATAAAATTCCTGGAAGTGATATTGTTGTTGATTTAGATATTGAATCTAAAATACAAATGTCTAGAGGATATTTTGGTTATCAAGAAAAAATGAATGAAAAAGATTTTTCTCTTGGTAAAAGACCAAGTGAAATTCCAGAAGGTGCATTTGGAGAAACTATTGGTATACCAAATATAAATGCAGAAGCATCTGAAATAGAACAGTATACAGAAACAAAAAATATAGATTTTAATTTTATTGAAGATAGAGAGGGTTTTGAAACTATAGGAAAAGTTCCAGATCCTACAGGTTCTAAATCTGGAGTAACTATTGCTTCTGGTTTTGATTTAGGTGCTAGAAAATTATCTGATTTAAATGGTTTACCAAAAGAAATAATTAATAAATTAAAACCATATTTAGGTTTAAAAGGTAATAAAGCTATTTCTGAAGCTAGTAAATTAGAAATTACAGAAGAAGAAGGTAGAATTATTAATCAATTTGCTAAAAAAGAATCTACAAAAAAAATTAGAAAAGCATGGAAAAAAACTACAGGAAAATCTTTTGACTCATTAACTAAAGAACAGGCTACAGTAGTTGCATCTGTTGCTTTTCAATATGGTAATTTAGAAACTGAAACTCCTAATTTTTGGAAATATGTAACATCAAATCAATGGCAAAAAGCATATGATGAACTTATGGATTTTGGAGATAATTATACTACTAGAAGAAAAGAAGAAGCTAAATTGCTTTTAAAATATTTACAAAAAATAAAATAAGATGGCAAATTTTACATTTGGTTTAAATATAAATGAAACGGCTAAAGAGTCTGGTTATGATCAATATAAAACTTCTTTTAGTGAATCATTAGGTGCTACTTATGAAGAAGCTATAAACTTTAATCCTGCATACAGATTATATAAAAGTTATCAAATTTCAGATGCTAAAAATCAATCAGAAGAACAAGGTATAGAGCCAATTAATAAACAAGAATTAAACAAAAAGTATTCAGATTTAGGTTTGTATTTTGAAAATGATGAATATCAATCTGTTGTAGATATTATGGTTGATCAAAAAAAAGAGGAAAGAGAAAGACAAAGTATATTAGAGCGTGGACCAAAAGGTTCTTGGAATCCTTTTTCTGGTGGTTTTTATGTGGGTGCTGCAAAATTAGCAGTAGGTATTGGTGGTAGTTTTCTTGATCCTATAAATATTGGAGCATCTTTTATTCCTGTATTTGGTCAAGCTAGATTTGCTAAACTTGTTGCTCAACCTAGTATGACATTACCAAGAGCAAGAGCAATCAGAGGTGCAGTTGAAGGATCTTTTGGTGCAGCAGTTGTTGAGCCTATCGTTTATACTTCTGCAAAACAAATACAAGCAGATTATGGTATAGTAGATAGTTTTATGAACATTGGTTTTGGTACTATTCTTGGTACTGGACTTCATGTAGGTGCAGGTAAATTAAAAGACGTTAGAACTGCTAGAAAATTTCAAGAACAACTAATTAAAAATAAAAAAGATTTAGATGCTGGTACTGGTGGAGAACCAGAATTAAATTTATACAAACAATACTACCCAGAAAATAGTGACATCATGATGAAGTTAGAAAAAACAGATCCTAGAACTAGAGAACTTTTATTAAAAAAAGCTATAGGTGATGTTATGCAAGACAACCCTGTAGATGTAACTGGTGTTGCTAATGCCGATGCAACCCTTCGATCTGGTAAATCAGAAGCACCAACAACTAAAATTGAAGGTACAAAAAAATTAACTACTGATGAATTAGAATTACAAAATTTTAATAAAAAAATTATTAATAAAGATTCACAAGCATTAGAAAAAGATACTCCTATTATGGAACAAAGATTATTAGATTTAAGAAACAAACAAACTGAAAAAGGTTTAAACTATGAACTAAAATCTAAAACTGGAGAACAAACTGTTCAATCAACAAAAGATGATTTAGAAGCAGTAAAAACTAGAGAAAAAGATTTAACTGATGCTTTAGCAGATCACATCAACTGTATTAATGGGAGATAATTATGTCTAAAAATGTATGTATAACTAGATTACAAAAACTATTAAGAGATTCTTCTTTTACCAATGTAAAAAAAGAAGAGATAATGAATAGTGTCAAACAAGCTATGGCAGAAAGAAGGCTTACTCGTATTGATAAAGTTAATGTAGATGAAATAGCAAAAGACGCAGCATCAAAAATAAAAGCACAAAAAGTAATAGATAGAGCAAATGCTTTAAATGATGAAATTATTGCAAGAAAAGAAATAGAATTTATTTTAGATAATTACAAAGGTGTTGAGCAAGAAGGATTACTAGCATTATTAGTTGGTTCAAGTGAAATAAGAGCAGGTGCAAGAAACTCTGTAGCTAATTTACAAGACACAGTTCAAGCTAATTTAATTAATGCTTTCAAACAAAAACTTCGTAAAGCAGGATTAGAAAAATTATTTACTGATGCAGATCTTCCAACACAAAAAAGAATAGTAAAAGTTATGGAAGAAGCTGGCGCACAACAAACAGATATAGAAAAAAGAGCAGGTATTAAACCACCTATTACAGAAACTAATCCAGATATAAAAAAAATAGGAATATTATTAGAAGAACATTCTGAAGCTATAAGAACCATGTTAAATGATAGAGGAGCAAACATACCTAAACTTTGGGGTTGGGTTGTTAAACATAGTCATGATCATTTTAATGTTAGAAATGCTGCCGAAACTTTAGGGATAAAATTAGATGAAGTGGAAGCAGATGTAAATATGAAAGGTAAAGATGTAAACTATAATAAAAATTACAAAGCATGGAGAAACTTTGTAGAGCCAAAACTAGATCAAAGAACTTTTGATACAGTAGAAAATATAGATGAGTTTATGGCAGAAGTTTATAATTCTTTGGTTGGAAATAAAATACAAATAGCT